CCACACGACGCATGGCACATATGGATGGAATGTCCTTCGTGCAGATCAGGACTCAAAGGAAGGTGTTGTCACATTGCATCAGTCTGGTGGCATCAGCCGAGTGGATGCTGACGTTCACGCGATTGCAAACGACACGGACGCCGCCACGGAGCTGAAGGGCGCTCTTCTTCACAACGGGACCGACTACATCTCGGCAGATCTGTTGACGCCAGTGTCAGCTGCGACAAGTGTTCACATCGGACCTTATCAACTCCTGGCTGATGGTCTCGGTGCAGATCAACCACTTGATGTCAATGTCGGCACGGCAACTTCCATCGATGTTCAAGTCACTGATGCGAATGGCACAGGCATCGACATCACTGGTGCGACGGTCACGGCGAAGGTTTACAACGCTGGTGGAACACTGGTCGCGACATATAGCGGAACAGCCACGTATGCGGACAATGGCAGACTGTCATTCGGTCTCACGACTACGGTGACGAACACGTCTGGCACGTACACTGTTACTGTGACCAGGACAACCGGCGCGACAGACACGCAGGTATTCGGTCCATTGAAACTCTATGTGAGGCCTGTATGAGTGTGAACATCATCAACATCACCGAAGACCCAGAACAGGTTGTGCAGCTCGCAGCCTGGACTGGTGACTGGCACACGTACGTGGTGCGTCTGGTCGATTCAAACGGTTCACCGATCGACATCACGACAGGCACTCTCGGAGCGACTTTCACGAACGCCGCCACAGGCATCGCTTATTCGTTTGGCGCAGGAAGTGTCACACTCACGAAGTCAATGGCCACACAGGGCATTGTGACGGTCCTGAACCCGGCTGCATATCCAACAGCAGCTGTTGTGCGTCTGACAATCTCGCTCACAGTTTCGACTACTGTGCGACGCTTTGGTCCACTACTCATCGAGGTGCTCGCTCCGTGACAGTGAATGTCGACCTGCGTGGCTTCGATGATTCTGAGCATCGGTTCCGTGTCCTGGCTGTATGGCTTCAGGAAGCGGCGTCGAAGGCATTCCGTGGCATGATTGCATCGATGACAGGTCAGAAGTCTGGTCGCATCTATAAGATCGGCAAGAATCGGACGCATCAGGCATCCGCGCCAGGACAAGCACCAGCCGTCCTGACAGGACAATTGCGGTCGTCAATTACAATCAACCGCGTGAACGATTACGAATACGTGGTCAGCATCGCGGCGCCTTATGGTCGCATTCTCGAGTTTGCAATGAACCGACCATTCGCCATTCCTGCGTCCGAGAAGGCATGGGCGAGTTTCACCAGCGTGGTGAGGAGATACTTCAATGGTTGAGAGTCTAGTCGTGGATGAATGGATTTACGACACGCTCAGCGGTGATTCGACGCTTCAGGGTCTCCTGGCTGTCGACAATCGCGCTCCAAACTATCAGCAGGGAATCTATCTGTATCTCGCACCAGAGAAGGACCCGGTATCCCTGCGACAGCCACAGGTGCCATACATCGTGGTGCGTCACACTGATGCTGGTCAGACAGACGAAAAGTCCATGTGTGGCGGTCGCATTGTGACCACGTCAAGCCATCAGGTGTGGTGCTGGGATACACAGTCCGGCGCTGTCTCGATGGCACGCATCAAAGCAATTGTGGACCGTATCGACACGCTTCTGAACAAGCAGACAGTCGATTCCACCACGCCTCCATTTTTCTTGAATCGGTCGAGCGTAAGCTCATCGGTAGACGTGAGCCAGGATGGTCGCGTCGACAATGGCATTGTTCAGCTATACATCGCCACAATAACTCCATAGAGGTAACTATCAATGGCTCGTCCACTTCTCGCAAAAGACGTAACACTCACGATCACTTTCACCGCAGCTGCACTCACCGGTGACACGACTGCACTTCCTTCGACCAGTGCCACCAGCATCGTCTGTTTGGCGAAGTCGTTCAGTTCCACTGTCAGCCAGAATATGGTCAATGCGACTGCGCTTTGTGCTGTCTACGAAGCATCCCTTCCAACGACACAGACAGGAACGGTCAATCTCGAACTGTACATCGACAACACCACTGGACCGCTCTTCCAGACCAAAGTCGGATTCGGTTGTGAGATTGATGTAGACTTAGATGGTGCTGCATCTGTTGCCGGGAATGTCGTCAAGTACTTCGGCATGGTCACTGAGGCAGGACTAAGTCTAACGCCAGAGGAGACACAGACCGAGACCGCGACCATCAAACTCGGTGTGAGCGGAATCACTGGTCTGTCAGGATCATAATGAGTTCAATCTTTGACGCCATTCCTAAAACAGAAGGTCGACCGAATCACGTAGTCGACATCGAGCGTTTCATCGGTGCGCCAGGCAGTTTCACATTCCGTGAACCGAAGGCAGCCGACCTGTTTCCTCGACCTGAAGTCCAGAAGGCGCTGAAGATTGCATTCCCTGAGTTTCCCGACCAGATGCTCCAGATTCTGATGATCATGGCACGATGCTATGTGATTCAGCCTGGAGACGGTGAAATCAATCCACCACGTCGGTTTGCTCAGCTCGCTCGAGACCGCTCGGACATTTACCTCTACGTGGTCGGAGAGTTTGCCAAAGCATTCCCGATTGACATCGAAGCAGCGGTGGACGAAGTCCCAAACGACTAGGCGGGGTGGCGCAGAAGATACTCTACTGTTCAGTGAGACATCTAAAGCGCCATCCCAGCGAGACCGACTTGAGCCTGGACGAGTTCGCCGAAGTCGCATGGGCTGGCGAAGTCTGGGAAAATCAAATCGTTGAGATCGTCAAGGCCGTGATGTCGGTGCTGGCGAAAAGGACATTCTAATGGCGCTCGGCATCTTCGATATTGTTTTCAAGGTTACAGGTGCCGGAGATGCCGTTCAGGCACTTCGGAACATCAAGTCTGAAGCCAAACAAACCGCCGATACATTCGAGCAGACGAAACAATCATCTGACGCTCTCGGCAAGCAGTTTCAAGGTCTTCTGGCAGGAGCCGCCATCGCTGGCTTCGCAAAGTCTGCACTCGATGCAGCTGTAAACTACGACTCACTCCAGCGTGCTCTCGCCACGACTGTCGGTTCCACATCTGAACTTACAGCTGAGATGGACCGACTCCGGAAGATTGCACTCCTTCCAGGAATCAACCTCGAGCAGACAGTCAAAGGCTTCATCCGTCTGAGATCCGCAAAGTTTGACGCTAATACAGCAGAAAAGGCGCTCACAGGCGTGGCAAATGCTGTGGCTTCTGTTGGTGCATCTGCCGATACAGTCGAGCGTGTTATCACTGCGATGAGCCAGCTCGCGAATGGAACGCAGGTCAATCAGGAAGAACTCAATCAACTACGCGAAGCACTGCCATCGTTTGGAAAAGCGATGGAGGCGGCATTCGGAACACAGTCCGCAGAAAAGATTCGAGCGATGGGCATCAGCGGTGCAGATGCAGCCAAGCGAATCGCCGATGCGTTCAATGCCATGCCGAAGGCATCTGCCGGTCTACAGACGGCTGTGGACAACGTAGCAGACACATACAACCAGTTACAGGTCGCAGTCGGAAACGTGATGGCTTCGATGCTTGTCGCATTTGGTCCTGCCGTTACATCAGCGCTCGAAGGTACGACGAAGCTGATTCAAGAAATGACCAAAGCAGGAACAGCGGCGAACGCTATGTTCAAAGCATTGATCGGCATCGGTCTCGCCGCCTTCATTGTTGATGTTTCTGTAAAGTTTGGAATGTTTGTCAAAGCGATCTATGCAACAGTGACAGCGCTTCGTGCTTTGACTATCGCTGAAGTGGTCGCAAAGGCAGCTGCAAACCCGGCAGCGGCAGCGGCATCGATTGCCGGAATCGTAGCGGCGACTGGTTTGACTATTGGCGCATTTGCTGTAATGGACAAGCTTTTCAAAGCACCAGGTGTTCCACAGGTACAAGCGACTGGCAACACAGCTGGTGCTCCACTCGCACCACTGCCACAGATGTCTGGTATCGGTAATGCAGCAGACACAGCTGCGAAGGCTGGCAAATCGACCGAAGGCAAGGGTGGCGGCGGCTTGATTGGAACGATGGTCGCCATCGCTGAATACGCCGCGAGAATGCAGGCGGCGTTCGTCGATATGGCGAAGTCGATGGAAGGACATCTGTTCGAGATCGCGAAGAACACAGGAAGCACTCGAGACCTGCTCGACCTTCGGAAACAGACTTTCGGAGGTGGACGTCTGGGCGCCATCGGTGTCACTGCTGCGGAGATACAGTCAGCAGGAAACAACGCCACGAATCAGGGTGGAGTCGGAATCATTCCACAGACGCTCATTCCTGCTTCGACGGACCTTGAACGCTCAATGCGGAAGATGATGATTCAGTATGGTCGACAGAACTTGGTCACCGAAATGAGGCGAATCTAATGGCGACAAACTGGCCACTGCTGGTCGAAGTCGATTGTCCAGAACCACGTCCTGGTCTTGGTCGTGTCTGTGTCGGTGCTGATGGAACATCATGGGACCGACAGTTCTCGACTGGATGGTTTGACAGTGTGACCATGACAGCCATGCCGGCGCCTCTACCTGTCACTGAAGGATGGTCATCTAACTACGCAGGACTATATGCGCGTGTCCCTAGGAGCGCGTACACGCTCACTACAGGCAGTGTATGGAAGCAGATGGAGGTCAATGCCGCTGGCGATTATTACCTCACTGCAACGACGCTCGGAACTGCAAATGCGGAATGGGTCCGCACCACTACGTCGTATGGTGTGAATCAGGGCTGGTACATCAGCGCCTATGTTCCAAACTGGGTCGATGCTTCGCCATTGCCTATCCTTCGCGTTCAATGGGGATATGGTGGAGCGAATACGATTGAGCTGGTATTCCGTGCGAATGGCAGCTGCATTGTTTACAAGAACGGTATTCAAAAAGGTGTATACGACCAGTCCGACTCCAACAAAACGCCAGGAAGAAATGTCACAAGCGCGAATGCTGTAGGACAGCGAAACATCGCGCTGATGATGATTCCGTTCAAGCGTCGTGAGCTTTTGGTCACAAGCACATTCGGTGCAAACTTTAGCCATTTGTTCGAGGACCTGCTCGACACTCCTGGACAAACTATCGTTCCATCTGGAAGTTTCGCATGGCGTGTGCCATATGGTCGACCGACTGTGCAGATCGCACCGATTGCATATGAGACCACTGGTGTTTTTTACTCGAAGCCAATCAAACTCCGATATGCTCCTCCGACTGGTGCGACCTTCGTCGGAACTGTCTGGTCTGATGTGGTTGGAACCTCTACAGGAAGCATCACGGAAACTGTGACGCTTGTCGATGTAGGAAACAGTCCATACACGCCAGATGGTGTCATTGATACCGTCCGTCTGAAACTCACTGTCACAACGCCATCACCATACACACGAACATCTGGTGTGGCTGCAGCGATGGCGACATACACGCCAGCTGCGACAGCGACAGCGAATCAGCCAGTCGACATCACGCAGTACATTGATGACCTGTCACTATCTGTCGATGAGACATCAAGGACAACGCTCCGCATGACAGCGAGGCGTGCCGCTCTCGAGACTGCTGGTGTGCAACAGCCACAAATCACAAGTGACCGACCGATTCGCGTGGCAATCTCTGACAGTGCAGTATCACCGACATACATCGATGTGTTCCGTGGAACGCTCGCTCCTCCGCAGATTCAGTATGAACAAGCGGACCTGTCGCTGAACTTCTCAAAACTCCAGTTTGAAGGACAGGACCGCTCACGCGATTTTGAGCTGTATTACTTCCAGGACGGAATCCTGTATGACGGGTATACAGGCGAGAATGCCATCGGTGACATGATGACACTGGCTGGATATCCTCCAGCCACTTACCTCGAGTATAACGACGCCACAGGAACAGAGATCTCGCGAAGTCCTGACATCGCTCGTGGATATTCGTCTTTCGTTCCACAGCGTGGCGACACCATCGCCTCGATGCTTCAGAAACTTAAGACCGACTACTGCGCGAACTTCATCACTGGCTGGAGTCCGACGACTTCTGGTTACAAATTCCAGTGGGCGAATCCTATTGACCTAAGCACGGCGAGTGTCATGACTCTGTATCAAAGTGTTCCGGCAGCAGCTGCGGCTGGTGTGTCTGCGGCGTTACAAACCAAGCGGGTTGTTCGTCGTATGACGGCGCATTATGAGAGTCCGGAATGCAATCAGGTAACTGTCATCGGACAGGACCCGAGGAATGGCGACCTGCTCTATTCTTACGATGCAGATTCGGCAAGCCAGACAGCAAACACGCTTCCAGCTGACAGACCGTACAACTGGAGGGGTCGACCAGTGCCGTACATTCTCGCTGATCCAGCCATTACCAATGATACTGTCGCGTACCAGGCAACCGTCTCGCTCAAGGACCGACTGATGACGGGTCGAATCCTTATCGAGTGGGAGAGCGACTTCCTTGTTCTGTCATCGAACAATCGACCTCTATGGGTCCGTGACGTTGTGACAATTATGGATCCAGACGGAACAACAGTTAAGGGTGTCTATCGAATCATCGCGATTCCAAACATCGAGTTCGTTGTCGAGGATGGTGCGGTACAGTTTCGGAAGGCTGTCTATCGTGGCGTGTATCTATCCGGTGGACCTGAATAATGGCATACATCGATGGCACACGCACATCGACGCTCACGATGTCGCACACGCAGGACGTGCAGATTCGTATATGGAACCCGTTCGCCGTCATACCACCTGATCAGGATTGGCAATATAAAGCGACAAACTTCACATTCGGTGGTCACCTCGGATTCTCCGCATCGCTGACCATTGCGACGAACGTGGTCGCTCCATCACCTGGTGCAGCATGGACATGGCAACTCCGCGCAAACATTACTGTAAACAATGGACACGGCTCGACTAACACGTCGTATACCGTACTGGCTTCCGGAAGCGAGACAGGCGCCACGACTTACCGCGATGTGTCTGCGACATGTGCCGGAGACTTTTCCGCATCTGTCTCGACCGACAAACTTTGGGACATAACACAGACAGCATATTCATCGACATCCGCTCCGACAGTTTTTCCACCGAATACGTCATACCGCTGGTATGAGATGACTACGTCAGGAG